GTCGGGTAAAACAGATGGCTGAGAGGTCTTCGCAGTGAGCGAAGGCCTAGTACGAAAATCAGCCACCGATGCATCGATCAGATGCACACCCTTATTAACCAAAACCCCGTCAGGACTGAAGTTCTGGGCGGTACCACCTGTAGCTGAAACAGTAGCTCCAGCCAAAATACTTGCGTTTTGTAGAGACATAACGCTATCTCCGTCGAGTTAACGACATTAGTCGACCCAATAATAATGAAACCGCATCCGCAACTCGGGCCAAGCTGAGGAGTTGGTGCCTAACAACAGGCGTTGAAGGTACGGGGTGATTCACGGTTCTAATTAACACGGCCTCTTTGTAGGATGCCTCCTTAAGAGGTGCGTGTTTTGCCATAATTCTCCCTTTATTGACATATTGAGCACCGACACCATAAGAAACAGGTGTTAAGGTTAGCTCATACGTCTTTTTCAGGGATACTGAATTAGCAAGAACCTTTACATCGGGATCAGGTACGATAGACTGTAACCATTGACCGATGTTGAAAAACCAATCCCAGACAAATGATAATGTAATCCCTTCCCACGCAGCGACAGGAAGATCCTGCCAGCGTGTTCCAAGAAACTTCTCATGTGTACACCCATTCCGCGAGGCCAGAACGGCCTTTGCTTGCAAGGAAGTACATGTCCTTAGCTTGCCTGAAATGACAAGCTGTGCCGCTACGTTTTTCTCGAAACGAACAGTGGTATCTAGTACAGCTTTATGGCTTCCGCCACGTACTGGATGTATACCAAAACCCTGTTCTAACACACCATTAACCGCATCGATTCCGTTCTGTACCGCATAAACTAATGGCATCCAGCCATATCGGTATTCGAGCCAGAGATCGGTCGATAATTTGGTAGTGTCAGAGAAAATCTTCCAGCCATTACTGGTTAGGAATTTTCGCAGCGACTTCAGAGGATTTACGAGCATCTCTATCGTTTCCCGAAGCTCAGCAATATGCACTCCTATACCAACTGGAGATGCTTTAAGATTGCTGTATGCTTTTGATAAAGCCAGGTTACGATAAATCGTGTCAGCATTTGGAAGGAGTTGGTAGGGTGTCATAGGCATATACTGCGCAAGCAGATAACCCATAATGTCACCCATCCAGTAATAATCCCACCATGACCAACTTGGGTCACCTTTTTGCTTACATTTCAGCATCGAAAGGCTTGCACTATTCGTTTCAGCCTTTCTAACATTCTGCCTAATCTCACAAGGATTTGGGTTGCATAATTCCCAAACTTTTCTCTTTATGCCCTTGTCGGGCCGATCAGAGAGTGAGAGTGCACGATCGAAACGATCGAACTCAGACACATAGTTAACTTCACGCTCATTACCATCAAAAACCGGGTGTTTTGGCCTTTTGGTAGTTCTCACAGATGTAATACTCTGCTGAGAGCCAATCACTGATAGAGCCTTATAAGGATACCAGGTAACGCTATTGTTAGAGGAATGTTTTGTTCCCTCCCACAATATAGCATTGGCGAGCTTGGAAGTAGAACGTGTGTCTTGATAAGCAGGCATGTTAACCTCCTACGGGATTTAG